CGCGCTCTCCTGGCAGAAGATCGGTGCAAAAACGCAGAAAGCCCGCAAGGCGGCTGGACGCCTTTGCGGCTTCACTGCGCATCATCAGATCTTGCATAGTCTGAGGACCACGCATCGGCGGCTCCGGAAATGAGATGGTCTCTGCCGGCTTCGTGGCGTGCAGCAGAGCGACCAGTTCTGCCTCAACGGCTTCAGCCGTGGCAGCATACGCCTTGGCAATGCCGGGAATAGACGCATCAGCAGCTCTTGCGCGTGCATGCACCAAGCACACGCGCCGCTCCCGTGCTTTCTTTTGAACTGCCAGTGGACGGTCAGACAGATATTCCGCGAATGTCTGGTCGGTGTGACCGTGCAAGAGTGGATGAAGCGGCCTCAGGATCAACCGAGCTTCCACAACATCAGAATTGGTTGAGCTGTGAGACTTATCCGCCTCACCTATATGCAATGACATAACGATCTCCATCGCTTTAATACGATAGAAATTTGGTTAGCATTGTTAATCAAAAAGCTTCAAGAAAAAAGTTAGCAACGCTAAGAATGAAATTATTTCTTACTTTTTGAGTCAGCCAAACCCCGCAGCATATCTAGAACGATTTGCTGGCGATCTAGGGGAAGCGTTCTCAACATCTGAAGAATTTCGAGTTCGTTCTTAGTCTGTGCCCGAGCAAGTTCGTCAGGTTCATTTCCCGTTAAAAGCCATGTAGTCGTGGTCCCTAATGCCACCGCAAGTGCCTCAAATCTTTTTGGTTTTGGCGTGGCTCGTCCAGTTTCATACTGTGTTACCGCGTTCCTTGTAACACCTATCATGGCCCCAAGCTCTTCGGTCGTGAAGCCTAAAAGTTCTCTTTTTGTTCTGATTCTCTGACCGATGATGACGGCACGAGGATCTACTGGGCGTTTAGAGGGCTGGGGGGTGATGCTCATATCCTCAGTCGTAACGACGTTGGTTAGTATTGCATGCTTAATCTGGTTGCAGATCATGCTTAGTGTTGCTAACCAATCATCATGAGAGATAGAGCCTTAGAAGAATTGATGGAACGACGCCGGATGAACGTCCGGATAGCCGAGCGTTGCCAAATCAGCACTGCTGCCGTTTCACAGTGGCGTCGCGTTCCCAAAAAACATCTAGAGGCAGTTGCAGCAATCAGCGGGAAATCAGCTGCCGATTTACGTCCGGATCTTTTCTCTAAAGACGACAGTCCTGCAGCATGAGCATCTTTCATACTCTCAAGCGTAAGCTCAGCTCATGCCGCCGTCAGCAAGATGAAGTCTTGCTTTTAATTCTCAGTGCATCTCGCCTTCAGGCTTCTGGAGAAGCACCTGCGCAGCGTCCAGCAGATCGCGCCCTAGTTCAGCAGCCGTCTGCGGCGAAAGCGAGAACTGTTCGAGCTTATCACCAGCCGGATAGTGTTCAGGGGATGTGGCAGCTTTTACCTGAAGCACCACAGCGCCGTCCTGAATTACGACCGTGCGGAAGCCCGTTACGCTCGAGATATCGAGGTTTCCGTCTTCCTTCAGTTTCCATTCGTCAGCCATGTGTCGTCGCTCCGTTTTGTAATGAGGCGCGCAAGATGGCCGATCGTAGCGCAAGGGTGAAGCCATGAATCACGCCCCTGCCCTCAAGACGGCCACGCAACTGGCCGTCCGTGCGATAGGCGGTATTGATGCCGCAGCAGCGGTCACACGCGTTGGCCGTGCGCGGATCTCGGAATACCAGAACCGCAATTCCGCCACGACAGCCCCAATAGACGTAGCGATTGTGCTGGATGAGTTCGCCCAAGAGCCATTCATCCTGCAAGCGATGGCGCATGAACTGGGTTACCACCTAACACCGGTGCAGCTTGGCCACGGCGATGTGGCCGAAATCATGGAAGACGTGGCCGACAAGGCCAACGACACGATGAAGATGACGATCCGCGTCCTGGCGGACGGCATTGTCACGGTCGAAGAGGCCCACAGCCTCGGACATGAACTGACCAAGCTCCGCCGCGTCGTAGACCACGCGATGAAGATCGTTCGCGGGATAGAAAAGACAGGAGCATCAACATGACGCTCCAGATCCCTGCCACGTTTGATCGAGACAATGTTCCGTCCATGGCGTTTCTGAAGGTTCTACCGGCAGAGCAGCGGGGCGTGTTCCACTCCCTCATGGACGCTTTGAAAGCTGCCCATGAGGTGATGTTCCGAGTTGGTGGTCGAGCACTGGATGATGCTCAAGTGGCGCAGATGGCGTGCGAGCATGTCGATGTGCTGCAGCGTGTGTTGCCGGAGCTCGAATTCACACGCTTCATCCTGCGCGATGAAGACGGGGCGCTCTACAGCCCTCACCTCGTGGAACGTCAAATCCGCCGAGAAGAACGCGCCGTGGCCCGTGCTGAAAAGCAACGCCGCCTAAAGGAGTTTCAGGAACGTCAGGACGCCGGAGAGTTCGCACCGGAAGCCTCGGTGAAAGTGATGACCTCTCGTGCCAATGCCGCCAAAGGTGGACGCCCACGCAAAGGCGAGACATCCGAGCAGGCACGGGAACGTCGTGAGCGCGAAGCCGTCGAGCAGCGTGAAATGCGGCTGCTGTCATCAATCAGTGGTGGGGCAGTTTCCGAAACTGAAAACCAAAACCAGTTTTCAAAAACGGTTTTGGTTTCCGGGGTTTCGGTTTCAAAACCGGTTTCTGGGTTTCCCGTAGATCTAGAATTAGAGAAAGATATATCCCCTTCTGATTCTAATTCTACGAAACCGGCTGAAACCGAAACCGGGAAACCGGCTCTTGAGATTTCAGAAGCCCTGATCTCCCAGACTGTCGCTCGCGTTCTCAAGGTTGGACGCCTTCCGGACGGTCAGGCCGGTTTCGCCAAGAGCATCTGCGGTCGCTTCCTGCGGAACGGTATCCCGGCTGATGTTCTGGTCGAGGCTGTAAAGCAACACACCGAGAAAATGGCTCTGAACGGGGACACAGCCTATAAAATGGGTGCCTTCCGCAAGCCTATCGAACGTTTCTGGGCGGATCATCAGGCCGGTGTTTCAACCGCTCCAGCGCCAGAGCCTACCCCTCGTGAAGACTGGGAAGAGCTTGCGCTGGAGGCTTATGCCAAAGCGCAGAAGATATGGAGTGAAGCCTTTCATCTCCAGCGGGACTACTCAGCCGTGAAGCGCGAATGGCCGGAGTTGGCCAAGAAGCATGACCTTCCCGCCTGCCCCGTCGAGCGCGCTGCGTATCTGGACTGGTACCGCCCGCAGGCTCAGGCCGCATGAAGGCGCTGCGCAGAGCCCTCGCCTCTTTCACCCATTCTGAATTCCTCACGGTCCGCTCCGAACGTGACCAGGCGCAGCATACTGCCCTGGCACTGGAGCGGACTGTTGCGGATCAAGCCCTGGAGATTGTCACGCTCCAGGCCCGTCTGGCTCGGCTCACATCGAACCGGGATGCCGACGGCCGATTTATGAAGCGCAACCCCACACAGACGTGGAATGCAAATGACTGCTGCCGCTGAGGCAACTCGACCAATTGAAGAAGCCGTCCCCATGCAGGGGGCTTGGAAAAACCGCATCGCTCTGGCTGAACTGGACCAGGGAAAAGACAGACCACCAACCAACGTCCTACGCCGTGGAGCTGGCCTCTACGGCTTGCTGCGTTCCGGCACGATCACCCAACGCCACGTCGATGCCGCCCAAAGATGGGCACGCGACTTCGAGACCGGCATCATGGGCGCCGCAGACCCCGAACGCCGTGGATCCTGCGGTGGCGACATCCATGACATGCTTATCGCTCGTTCTGCCGCTGTGGCGCGGTGTGAGAGCGTTCGACGCACACTAGGGCGTTACGCGTCGGACCTTCTGGTGTTACTGGTACTTGATGGACTCTCGCTTGGGAAGATTGCTGAGCACTATGGGAAGAACCGTCAGGGGATGACGGGAGCGGCTGAATTGCTTCTGGAGCAACTAGCTGATTTTTATAATTAACTCTAATAATTTCTATTGTATGCCGAACCAATAAAATATTTCTTCGGCATACAATAACACATTATGGCTCTGCTTAGGTTTGTAAATTTTCTTTATTTTTAACAGCTTGATTGAAGTTTTCAGTAATTTTTTTCTGAATTTCACTGTATCCTTCAGGAAGTGGACGCAACCGCAGGAATGAAATTTCAGATGGCTCAAGGAACTTCCCAGTTATCCCGTCTTTGACCTCGCCATCCTTAACAAACGCCCTCCTATACAGACGTGGCGCAGCTCCAATATAAGGGCGAAACAAAACTCTTTTTCTATCAATTGTATTGCCGTCACTGATAGAACTTGGAGCCACCCATCCATCTAAATCTTGAGTAATAGAGTCGTTATGTAAGCTCAATGCTTTACTTTTTAAGTACGGCTCAATAAACTGCACTTCATCTATTCCGGCTGCAACGATATGTCTAGCACAATTATGACACGGAAAAGTAGTAACAAAAAGCTTTCCCCCCAAGGTAGAAACGCCTTTGCGTGCAGCTGAAATCAATGCATCCATCTCAGCATGAACCGAGCGACTAAATTCGATTAATTGCCCTAACCGGGAGCGACGGAGATCCTGAATAATCATATTATTTTTATTAAGTTCTTCCGGTTTTATTCCATGTCTATCGAATAAATCCATAATATCTTTAACTATTACATTTCTTTCTCTTGTATTACTACAAAATCCGTTTATTTTATAACATCTTCCAGATTCTTGCTCGACTTCACCTTCAGTACCTTGACCATATAGTCCCCCACCGGCACGAGGAACTTCATTACACCCAGTGGCAAGCAACTGTCCTTTTTTATCAATCAATGCTGCACCGACCTGGCGAGACAAACATGCGCTACCAAGTCTGGCTGCATAAGCATGATACATCGCTTGCTCAGCATCAGTTGGACGAAGCATCACTCTATCTGCAAGAACTAAATCGAGAAAACGACCAAGCTCTTTGCTACCTGGCCAAGCAGCAATCTCTGTGTCAGGAGCTTTCAGACTAGAAAGTTTAGCTGAAGTATCAACAAAGTAGTCAGCCAATTCAAAAGTAGCTGCAACATGCTGACCATTCTTTTTAAGAGAATCATCTTCGTCACGATCAATAAATTTTTGTAATTCAAGCACTTCTGGCGGAGTACCGTCGGGAAGACTAAATTTTTGTACAAGACGCTCTCTTCGTGTCTCAAAATTACATACTGTCCCTAACATCCAATAAGCATCTCCATACACCATCCTAAGAAGCTTTGCTTCAGCAGGATGCCGCAGTGAATCGCAGATCACGACTTTCGTACTTGAGTTTTTTTCAAGCAGTTCATCTATCTCCGCAATCATTGCAGATGCTACGATTGCATGGTCGTGTTGCTCACGTAACCTATCACCTAATTCTTGAAGCGACTCTGCCATTCTGATAGGATTTGAAGTACGCAATTCTAGTGCTTTTTCCCATTCAGTACCTACAAGCTTCGAAATTCCTGAGCGGGCTTTTACAATCGAAACACTCATGTGGCGTTTTTCAAGGTGCGATTTTAATATTTCAGAAGTCCAGGAAGTCCCTGAACCAACGGCACCCACGATTCCTATTATTAATAGCTTGCTTTGCGCTTCTTGAGCGAGATCAAGAGATCGTACCGCTTTTGTTTCCACCATCGATTGATACACTCCACCAAATATACAGATCAGGGAAATCGAGAAATAAGTCCTTTACAAACGATAACTTAAGAAATAGTTCTTTTTCAAGAGAAAACAAAAATATACGCGTGATATTTTTCTTAAATGCAGAAAATAATCAAAAAGTGTCGATCTAAAATTAATTAGAAGTAATTTATCTTTCTATTGTGAGTTGAAATTATGGAAGAAGCTTTTTTGTGACTTTAATTTTATTATATCCTGTGACTTAATAGTATTTGCTTTCCTTCTTTCACCTCCTCCTGGAGTGATTACCTCAAGATCAGGATTTTCTATAATTGCTGCATGCACATCATCTGTATGAGCTGGGGTAATATTATAAATTCGTTTGTAAAAATCATTTACAGATATGGCTTCACCAATGTCCGTCACTAAACGCGGAATATCTCTAATTAGCTGTGTCTTTGCCGAAATGCGCCCTGAAGTGTCGAATAGGTAGAGTGTGCCTTCATCGTGCCGCGGATCATAAGAAAGCATATTAAGACCAGATCGTCCAAAATGTGCTTGAAGGGTTGCGTTGTCGTGCAATATATTATTGTACACTTGCCGCGCCCTATAGGAATTAGCAAAGTGGATAAGCCAATATTTCCATCCATTAGGGTTATTTATTGAAAAAGGACTAACGTAAGGCGCACAAGAACGAAAGGCATCGAAAACAATTTTTTCAGCCGTACCAAGCCAATCTCTTTGACTCATTAAACCGTTTAGTATTTCCGTATCACTGCTATCAAGCCCCAAATATCCAAGTTGTAATCTTAGTATTTTTGGATTATTTTTTTGGAGAAATGCCAATAATGAGCTTATAACAAAAGTATAGAAAATCTCAGCAGCTGGATATGAAATCATAATATCAACAATCGTATTACGTTCGACGCAACTGTGTCCGCATTGATCTAGATTAAAAATAACACTTCGGTATCTCCCTTGATCCAGAAATACTTTTATTTTTGGATATGCTATTTCAAATGTATCATTTAAATATCTTATGCATACATATAGCCTTGGACAAATTTCCTTTATCTTTATTTGAATGGGAATAATATGAGATTTTAATAAAGAAATAGCATCTTTACTTAAGTCATTAAATATAAGTAGACATTCTATGTCTACATTTCCTAATCCTGAAATTGAACGGCGTAGATTTACCTCTTCCGTGGCGCGCATCAACTCCTCTAAAAAAATTAGTGGTGACCCTGGTGTGCCACAACGATATCGGCCGCCACCTGCAAATCCGTCAACAATAGCTAATCGAAATTTCTCTTGCTTCGGAATTTTGCAACGCACCATCAAATAGTCAAAGATATATTGGCGAAGTATTTTATGTTTCCGTTTTGAATGATCTTCAAGCTTTGCGCCATCAATCCACTCATATTTTTTTTCAACCATACTAATTCCTCCAGCGTGTCTATCGTATTAGACATGCATTTGAGGAGCTACGGGCATCTCGTCCCAAGTACGTCCCCGATACTCACGGCCATTAGCTTTTTTAGATCTTTTCTTATTATCTTTACCCCAGGTTCCCCATTGTTTGAAGAAGAACGCCGTATTAGCCGATACGCATTGAACGTAAATTTCGTCGATCCACTCTTCTCTGATCGGCCGAGCAAGCTTTCCACTCTCCCCTCCCACTATTGCCCAATGAATATCTTGCAAATTAATTTTCCCAACTGAACCAACAAGTGGTTCAAACGAAATAAAACGTATTGCTGTAGGCGTCGCCCGTAAATGGTCAACCCTATTTACGACACTTGCATCTTCAATACTCGTACCAAGCCAAACGTTAGGCAGAACATCTCTAATTTTATTAGATAACAATTCTGCCATACGCTCGGGTCTCTTAGTCAAGATTTGATAATTATGGTGGGGTGTTTCGCGCATTACCTGCCAAACATCCATAATAAAATTATCAGCAACTTGTTCGTGAAACAAATCGCTCATAGAATTAACAAATATCTTGCGTGGTTTGCGCCATTTATGTGGAATTAATAAAGATTCCCGATCCTGTCTTACTATTCCATTCCAAACGGCACGGCCTCCACTTTTCCGTGTCAAACCAGAATATTTCTTAATACCCATTGCCTCTAAGCGCTGGGCCATTTCCATCGCATAACAGTGAGTGCATCCTCCCGTGACGATTGAACATCCGGCGACAGGATTCCATGTGGCATCTGTCCACTCTATTTGCGATTCAGCCATGAGGTCTCCTCGAACAACCTTGTAGTAAAAATAAACGACATTTCGTCATTTCTTGAGTCCTTTATAGCTTTAAGGTTCTTTGACATCGACCCTATTCGTGAAGGGTTATCAAAAATACTCATCTATTGACATGAAACAGAATTAGAGACTACGAAGTTAAAATCTTCGTATCCGTGTGCTCGAAACAGATTCCTTTTTTTCGTTGGTGGCATATAAAACTCCCAAACTAGTGCAGCACTATGAATGCCATTTTGAGAAGTCCGGCGATTTAGCTGAGATCGTTTTATAAAAAATTATCTGAAAAATAACGATATCCCAGCTAGGTTAGACTAGCTGCCTCATCTTTGTGCAGCTCTGATTGAGTACTATCATAACACAATGAAGGGTCATGATAACTTGGGGTTATTTGACTTCCTCATGATGATCTGGCGTCAAATAACCCGACGTTAGAGCACATAACACGTCCGATAATACCTGTTATCTGACGGTTTTTCAGGGTCTCCGCAGGATCGGAAACCTTTATAATTCAATATCTTGTCGGAGAGTTGGGCCAATGGCGCCAGCGACGGACGCGAAAAAGCCTCGTATCTCTGATGACGATCGCCTCGTGAATATGTGGCTCCACAACCGATCCGCGAACACGTCCCGCGCCTATCGTGCGGATGTGGATGCGTTCCGTCAGTGGGCAGGCAAACCGCTTGCGGATGTTGTCCTGGATGACCTGCAAGGCTGGTTTGATGGCCTCGCAGGATCAGACGCCACGCGCCGTCGAAAGTTGGCGTCCGTCAAATCGGCTCTGGCCTTCGGGGTCCGCGTTGGCTTTCTGGACGTGGACGTCGGCGCAGCTCTCCGCCTGGAGCGCGGGCGCGATCGTCTCAGTGAACGGATCCTCACGGAAGAGGATGTAAAGCGAATCATCGAGCAGGAGCCCTGCCCGCGAAAGCGGGTCGCGCTCCGCGTTCTATATTTCATGGGGCTGCGCATCTCAGAGATGTGCGCCCTCAAATGGCGAGACATGACACGGCGTCAACAGGGAGGCGTGGCCTCCGTGTTCGGCAAGGGGAACAAGACACGGCATGTGCTTGTTCCCGCAAAGCTGTGGAAAGAGGTCGTGGCTGTGAGAGCAGACGACTGGCGTCCCGATACGCCTGTTGTCCCCGGCCACGATGGGAGCCCGCTTCACTTGAGAGCGGCACATCGCCTCGTGAAGCGGGCGGCGAAGCGTGCCGGATTGCCTGATGCCTCTGCGCACTGGTTCCGGCACGCCCACGCCTCACACGCTCTGGACAATGGCGCGCCTGCGCATGTCGTCCAGCAAACTTTGGGACATTCCGACCTGAAGACCACCACACGATACGCCCACGTCCGAGAGGGCGATGGCGGCGGCAATTACCTGAAAGACTGACGCCACACAAAGCGGCGGCGTCGGCCATTATTGGAGAGCGCTATGAGCACCCGATACCGACGACGCCCCGAGACGCCCGATGAAATCAGGGCCGAGAACGTGAATTTCTGGACACGCACTGCCGAGCGCTACGAACGCACGGCACAATTCGCCCGAATGCCCGGAATGAAGCTCTGGGCGGCTGCCGAGGCGCGCCGTGCCCGTGAGATTGAAGCCAAGCGCAAGCGAGAACAGGCATGAGCCACAATCCCGACGACTACATGACAGATTCCGCCGGACGCCTTGTTCCGCGTGCGAACGTGAAGCCGGAAGACCTTCTGCAAGACGAGCTGGTCAAGAAACTCTTCGAGCGTGCCCGCTCCATTCGGGATGGCATGCGCCAGTTTCGTGAGGATGCAGACAGCGATATCCGGGCCTTTCTCGACCTGCTGGCTGAGCAGTATGGAGCCAAGAAAGGTGGCGCGAAGGGCAATCTGACGCTGGCGACTTATGATGGCTGCGAACGCATCACTATCGCCATCAGCGACACCATCACGTTTGGCCCTGAACTCCAGATCGCCAAGGAACTGGTGGACAGTTGCCTGACGCGCTGGACAGAAGGCGGGAACGCCAACATCCGCGCTGTCGTCACCGATGCCTTTGACGTCGGCAAGGAAGGCAAGCTGAACGTGTCCAAGATCCTTGGGCTGCGTAGGCTTTCAATCGACGATGAGGAATGGAAGCGGGCCATGCAGGCCATCACCGATGCGGTGAAGGTGAATGCCTCTCGCAGTTACATCCGTTTCCATGAACGCTCTTCTCCGGACGCCGCGTTCATTCAGGTACCATTGGATATTGCCAAGGCCTGAACAGCTTCCTGCCATTTGATTGGACGCAGTCTGTGGTGGGGGATAAGCTGCCGTAACAGCTGATCCGGGTGCTACCAACACCCACAGCGAAGCTGCCCCACCGACCACTGCAGTGGCGGGGCTTTTATCGGGTAAATAAATGAGGGAGTCGAATCAGGGACTTATCCCTGTCGCACCAGTACGTCCTGTTGCGCCTTATCTGGGTGGAAAGCGTGGTCTTGCGAAGACCATCATCGATCAGATCAAACATGTTCCGCATACCGTCTACGTCGAGCCTTTCACGGGCATGGGTGGCGTTTTTCTGCGGCGTCCGTTCAAGGTCAGGCATGAAGTCGTCAACGACCTAAACGGTGAAGTCTCTAATCTATTCCGGATCCTGCAGCGGCATTATGTCCCGCTCATGGACATGCTGCGATGGCAGATCACTGGACGTGAACAATTCGAGCGACTCCGAAGCGCAGACGTCCGGAGCCTGACAGACCTGGAGCGCGCTGCACGGTTCTTATATCTTCAGAGAGTGGCTTTTGGCGGCAATCCGAAGTGGAGTGCATTTGGCGTTACGACCGGCACTTCAGGACGATTTGACGTCGCAAAACTTGGCCCGATCTTGGAAGACGTGCATGCGCGCCTCTCGGGCGTTGTGATCGAGTGTTTGCCATGGCAGGACATCATCAGGCGCTACGACAAGGCCGAGACGCTGTTCTATCTCGACCCACCATACTGGGGAAATGAGAAGGATTATAAGGCACCTTTCAGTCGTGATCAGTTTGAACAGATGGCTGATATGCTGGCATCGATCAAAGGGCGCTTCATCCTGTCTTTGAATGATCGACCCGAGGTGCGAGAGATGTTCAAAGCCTTCCAGATCAGGGGCGTGAACGTGAATTACACGATTAATCCCCATGCTGCCGTTAAGCGTGGTGAGGTCCTGATCTCCAACTGAACTGATGGCGAAAGGGTGTCATGGCACTGCTACGTTGCATCAACAGCGGGTTGGCAGTGCTGGACACCAGCATCGCCCGCATTCCTCCTAAGACCGCTGATGCATTCTACGTGTCGAAGGAATGGCGCGGCCTGATGGCCACCATCCTCAAGCAGCGTGGGCGCATCTGCGAGCGCTGCGGCCGCACGGGCTGCCGGATCTTCGGTGATCATATCGTTGAACTGAAGGATGGCGGCGCGAAGCTGGACCCATCGAACGTCCAGCTGCTCTGTGGTTCGTGCCACACGGCCAAGACGGCGCAGGCTAGAGCAAGGCGAACCGCCAAAAACTGGTGAGAATGGCGGAAAACTGCCATTTTTTCATCCCGGCACGTCAAATCATACTGAAATGGTACGGATTGAAGGGGGTGGGTCGGATCTTCAGGCCGGCCCAGGGGGCGTAACCGCGCCAGTCCCACGCGTGAAAATTTTTCCTGAAATTACGAAATGAGGTGCGCACCTTCCTGCGCAGGACGGTCCTGAATGTCGAAGAAACCGCCAATAGACTGGGCGGAAATTGCCGACGCTTATTGCGCGGGAAGCCTGTCAAACCGCCAGCTTGCCAAGAAATTCGGGATTGCTGAAAGCACCCTTCGTAAGCGCATTGCGTCTGAGGGCTGGGAGAAAACAGGCGCGCAAAAGGTGCGCACTTCTACTCCCAAAGTGCGCACTGCTGCGCACCAAAGGCCGGTTGCGCAAAAACGCCCTTCACCTGTCGTCGCGGACGACATTCCCGAAGACCTGGAAGGCCGCCTGCTAAGTCTTGCCGAGCGTATGACGGACGAGCTGGAAGACATTACGGCGCACCACGGCGAGATTTCGGAAGCGATCGAAATCGAGACCGCTAACGACGAAAGTCCGAGGCGGCGGGATGCCATGATGAAAGCCATCAGCCACCCTATGCGTACGAATTCGCTCAAAACGATTGCGCAGACGGTCGCACTTTTGGGCGGCAAAGCTGGCGCGAAAAGAGGCAAGAAAGAGCAACAGAAAGAAGCGGCGGAAAGCGCGTCTTCAGGTCGGTTTGCTCCGATGAACCAACCCAAGCTCGTGGTGAACAATGGCAAATGACGGGACGGTCAAAACAACCTCCCGGGCACGCAAAACGACACCAAAACGATCGGGCATAAAAAAAGCCGTCAAACAGGTCGCAGCTATTACAGCGGCCGTTGCAAGCCTCACCTGGTCAACGGCCTGCCCTGATTGGGAACAGCGGATTGTTGCCCGCGAAAGCCTGATCCCCTGCGCACCCCTCTTCCCTGCCGCTGCCAAGCAGGGCATGGACGTTTTCAACGCCCTGAAGCTCGTCGACGTGATGGGCGAGCCGACGATTGGCGAGTCCTGCCGTCCCTGGCTGAAGGATTTCGCGGCGTCTTTCTTCGGATCCTACGATCCGGACACAGGCGTCCGACACATCAACGAATTCTTCCTGCTGGTTAGCAAGAAGAACACGAAGTCGACCATCGCTGCTGGCGTCATGCTGACGCAGCTCGTCCTGAACTGGCGACGCTCTGCTGAATTTCTGATCCTGGCGCCGACCAAGGAAGCCGCTGACAACGCGTTCAAACCCGCACGGGATATGGTCCTGAACGACCCGGACCTGGCCGCCATCTTCCACGTTCAGCAGTACAACCGCGTTATCACCCATCGGCAGACTGGCGCCACGCTCAAAGTCGTGGCCGCTGATGGGCAGGCGGTTGTCGGTAAGAAGGCGACCGGCATCCTGATCGATGAGCTTTGGGAGTTCGGGAAGAAACCTACAGGCGAGAACATGATCATGGAGGCCATGGGGGGCATGTCCTCGCGGCCTGAAGGCTTCGTGATCTACCTGTCCACTCAGTCGGAAGAAGAGCCCGCCGGCGTCTTTAAATCCAAGCTGGAGTATGCCCGGTCTGTCCGGGATGGAAAGCTGGAAAACAAGAAATTCTTTCCGGTTATCTACGAGTTTCCCGCCTCTCTTATCGAGGCTGAGAAACACAAAGATCCAGACAATTGGTACATCACCAATCCGAACTACGGACTGTCAGTCAGTGAAGACTTTCTTCTCAGTCAGTTTGACCAGCAGAAGGAAGCCGGTGAAGGCCCGCTACGGGTCTGGATGGCCAAGCACCTCAACGTCCAAGTTGGATTGTCCCTGCGAGAAAAAGCCTGGGCCGGTGCGAAATACTGGGAAAAATGCGGCGATCCGGACCTCACGCTAAAAGAGCTTGTCAGGCGATCTCGTGTCCTCGTCGTCGGCATTGACGGCGGTGGCCTAGATGATTTCCTGTCCATGGTCGTTCTGGGCTGTGATGAGGAGACAGAAGAGTGGCTGCATTGGCAACGCAGCTGGGTCTTCTGCGATGTTCTCAAAACTCGCAAAGAAGAAGCCCCCCGATATCTCGACTTTGAGAAACAAGGGGATCTCGTTCTGGTCACTCTCATGCAGGATGACATCATTGAGTTGGGCGACATCGCAGAGGACCTCAACCAATCGGGCAAACTTGCCCTGATCGGGCTTGATCCAGCTGGGGTCGCGGAAATCGTCTTTGAGCTTCGCCGTCGCGGGATCGAGGAAAGCCAGATCGTCGGTGTCAGTCAGGGCTGGAAGCTCACTGGGCCGATCAAGACCCTAGAGCGCAAGCTGGCGGACGGGTCTTTCCATCATGGAGGCCGTCCTATCATGGCCTGGGCCGTCGGCAATGCCAAAGCCCAGGCACGCGGCAACAATATCGAAATCACAAAGCAGCTGGCAGGCGGAAAGAAGATCGATCCCCTGATGGCCACGTTCGATGCCGTAGCCTGCATGTCCAAAAACCCGGAGCCACCCGGATCCAAAAGCATTTTTGACCGTGAGGACCTATGGGATTCCTGAACTCCATTTTCGGCAACTCTCAACGTCCTCGCTCGGAACGTATCGAGCGTGTCTTGCCGCCCGTGATGGCCCAGAGCCTCGAAAATCCCAGCACGCCGCTTTCTGAGATCAGCAACTGGGGCGAATTTCTGGGACTTCCGGGTACAGGCGATGACTGGATGCCACCCGTCAGTGAACGTACGGCCATGGCCTGCTCGGCTGTGTATCGATGCGTGACTTTGGAAGCGGGCGTTATCGCGGGTCTGCCGCTCAAGATCTATCGCCTGTCTGCGGACGGTCAGCGCGAAGAACTGCCAAACCATCGGCTGATGCCACTGCTGCAGACGGCACCTTTTCCAGGACGAGCGCTCACAGCTTTCTCCTGGCGGGAACTCTGGGGCGTGAACATGCTGCTCTGGGGCAATCATTACAGTGCCATCCGCTACGATGGGGCAGGCCGCGTCATCGGCTTTGACGCCTATATGCCCTGGCAGGTTCAAGTGGTCCGATTGCCAGGCAAGCGTGGCATCAATTTCTATGTTTGCACAGACGACGACGGCAACAGCGAAGTGCTGCACCAGGAAGACATGCTGCACATTCCCGGACCGGGCTTTGACGGAATCAAGGGCCTGTCCCGGATCCAGTCGTTTGCTCGTGGCTCGGTCGGCCTGGCGCGTTCGATGGAAGAGCGCACAGGCCGTGTCCACCAGAACGCCTCGATGCCAAGCGGCGTCATGCAGGTGCCAAACAAGATGTCGGATCCGGGCTTTAATCGGCTCAGGCGCCAGCTGGAACAGGCTCACTCCGGCGTAGCTAACTGGGGTAAAACGGTCATCGCAGATGAAGGGTCGAAATACACGCCCTTCCAGTTGTCACCGCAGGATCTCCAGACGATCGAAGCCAGACGTTACCAGGTAGCAGATATTTCCCGCTTCTTTGGCGTCCCGCTCCATCTCCTGAACGAGACTGACAAGACCACGTCCTGGGGCACAGGCCTGTCTGAGAACACGCTGGCGTATCTGATCTTTTCGTTGGACGCCGATTTGCGGCGGATCGAAAGCGAGCTGAATTACAAGCTGTTCTCGGGCACCCGTCTATTCGCAGAATTTGACCGGGACGGCCTGCTGTCCATGGATCCGGCCAAGACAGCCACGGTCATGCAAAGCGAGATCTCCAGTGGTGTCAGCACCATCAACGAGGCGCGTCGGAAGAAGAACCGGCCCCCCGTCAAGGGCGGCGACACGCCACTGATCAACAGCACCAACGTGCCGTTGACGACACAGGCAGCGAAGGGGCCGGATAATGCCCCGCCTGTTCCTCAACCTTCACCAAGGCAACAGGAATGAAACGCTACAATGCCCAGGCAGGCCGGTTCTCAAACCGTGCCCTTCTGGCCTTTACACAGGCAGGGCTTCCCCAGACCCTGACCAGCCGGCCACGTGCAGACGGGCAACCGGCCGAGATCCTGCTGTATGACGAAATTGGCTTTTGGGGTGTGACGGCCAAGGACTTCGCCAACCAGCTGGCGCAGGTCGGTCCCGGACCGATCAACCTGCGCATCAACAGCCCTGGTGGTGACGTGTTCGATGGCCTGGCCATCTATGCCTCGCTCAAGCAGCATGATGGCGCAGTCAATGTCATCATTGACGGCCTTGCAGCCTCTGCTGCCTCCTACATCGCTCTGGCAGGCGATACGGTCATGATCGCACCCAACGCCTTCATGATGATTCACAATGCCTGGGGCCTTGTCGTCGGCAACAAAGCGGACATGACGGCCACAGCTGGCGTCATGGCCAAGATCGATGGCCAGATGGCGGCCCTCTATTCCGGCAAAACAGGCCAAAGTGTAGAAGAGATTTCTGCACTGATGGATGCCGAGACCTGGTTTACGGCCGAAGAGGCCAAGGATGCAGGTCTGGCCGACGTCATCGTGAATGATGACCGCACTATCTCGCCTTCAGCCAAGATCGATCTGACACCTGACAAGGATGTCCTCGCACTGGCGGCCGAGATGGCCATCGCATCACGCCAGCGTATGGCTCGCTTGGCCGAAGCTGAAAACGCCCTCTGATCATGCTCTGACTGACCTCCAGGGGAGGCAGGATCAGACATGACTTTACGGCAGCGCGCCGCACAGGCGCAGCATGCCCATTTCCTATCTAAAACAGGACATTCCATGCGTTCCAAGGAACTACGCGCCAAGCGTGCGAAGCTGATTTCTGACGCCCGCGCTCTGATCAATGGCGAAACTGTCACCGCCGAACAGAATGCCCAGTTCGACGCCATGATGGCCGAGGCAGACGAACTGAAGGCCCGAATTGACCGCATCGAGACCGCAGAAGCTGCTGAAGCAGAACTGGCCGTGCAGATTGCGGCCCGTGGCGAAGGTGAAGGCCGTGGCGCGGACGAACAGCGCGATCGTGAAACGCAGGAAGTCCGTGTCTTCGGTGCGTGGCTGCGTGGTGGCATGGACAACCTTGCCGGAGAGGACCGTGTCTTCGCCCTTAACCAGGCACGCCTGGGCACTGAGTTCCGGGCCGCACAGAGCACCCAGTCCGGTCAGGCTGGCGGCTATCTCGTGCCTCCCCTCTTTGCCGATCAGCTCCTGGTCGCTCTGAAGGGATACTTCACAGCACTGGATCTGTTCGACGAAATCCCTACGGCAACGGGCGCGCCGCTTCCCTGGCCGACCAATGATGACACGGCTGCCCGTGCCAAGATCATTGGCGAGAATACGCAGATTGGCACCAGTGACCTGAAATTCGGGATCTCCAGTGTCCTAGCCTATCTGTACGCTACAGATGCCGTGCTGGTGCCTTGGACGCTGATGCAGGATTCCTTCCTTGATCTTGACGCCTTCCTGCGTACCGCTCTGGCCACGCGCTTTGGCCGTACCCTGGCCGATGATCTGACTGTAGGGAGCGGCACGAATATGCCGCAGGGTGTCTGCACGGCCGCAGGAGTAGGTGCCACCACGGCCACCGTTGCCATCGGCTATGATGACATTCTCGACCTGCAGCACAGTGTGGATCCAGCCTATCGTCAGGGCGCTTCGTTCATGTTGAACGATATGACGTTCAAGGCTTTGCGCAAGCTGAAGGACAATGAAGGCCGGCCACTCTGGTCGCCATCCATTGCTGCAGGCGCACCGGATATGTTCGCGGGCTCGCCTTTGAACATCAACCAGAGCATGCCTGACATCGGGGCTGGCAATAAAGCCGTGCTGTTCGGCAACTTCAAGAACTACAAGTTCCGAAACGTAAAAGGCCTGTCGGTCGTGCGCCTGAATGAGCGCTATGCCGACGCTCTCCAGACCGCCTTCTTCGGATATGCGCGCTTCGGCGGTGGTATGCCTGGTGCAGGTACGGCCATTAAGGCGCTCCAGACAGGCGCAGCGCCAGCGAACGGCGGCGGCTAACCTCAAGCAGGAGACTGATCGATGAGAAGTATTGCCCTCGGGTCAGCTCCTGCCCTGGTGCCTTTGGCCTCTCTGGCGGATCTGAAATCAGACCTGGGCATCATGGATGTCCAGTCTGATGCAGACCTCCAGAGATATCTTCTGGATGCAACGCAGGCCGTGCTGACATTTATCGGCCGGCCCCTTCTGTTCCAGACCTGGCAGGACCAAATCTTTGTGCGTCCCTTCCCTCGCACGCTGTCTCTGCTTCTCAGCGTCTATCCCGTTCACAAAGTGATTGCGGTCACACGAAACGGAACAGCGCTTGAGCAAGATACCATCAACGATCTGGTCATCGATGATGACTGCGGGGAGCTTTACCGGCCTGATGTCACACAGCCTTTCTGGTCGACAGGCCGGTATATCGTGACCTATGAGGCGGGTTATAACCCGCCCATCACTTTGAATGACGGAACCGTGCAGCCTGGAAATTTTCCGGGTGCCATTTGCCTGGCCGTACGGCGCGTCGCAGCAGCCTCCTACTATGCTCAGGGCCGTGATCCGACTTTGAAATCAGAAAATGAACAGGGCGTGGGCTCCACAAGCTGGGCTGTTCCAGATCCCTCTTTAGGAGGACTGACACCGGAAGCGGCTGGATTAGTGCAACGTTTCCGCAGCGCAGGGTGTGCCTGATGGGCTATCAGACAGAACGTAGGCGACGTCAGATCCGACGTAAAGGCCGCATGATGGCGCTGTCCCGTGCGAATAATGGCAGCCTTCCTCTTCCTGTGCCGGTGAACCTGATCGCCTATTCCGCTCCCCCTGCTACGGCGGCGCTGGAAGCGGGCGTATCAGTCATGCCCTTCGTGGCAGAAATCCTGAATGATGAGCTGCAAGCTGCTGGATACGACCGTCCTCGCAAGGATGACCGTCTCGTGGATGGCGGCCGCACCTACACGCTGACAGATGCGACAGCCGTTTATGACGGTTCCGAAATCTGCGGCTGGAAACTCTTTGCAGCAGGTGGAACATGACCTCTCCCATCGTTTGGATGGACGGTTTCCAGCGCGCTTCCGCGGCCATGGCGCCTTTTGGCATTCCGGTGCTGGATGCGATGGCGCAGGTTAAGGAGGATCAGCTGACCCCCTGGGTTCTGTTCGAAGTTGCCAGCGCGGACGGCGATCGCCTTGGCGTCGGTGAGATCGTTGACGAAGAAACCGGCCAGATCTGGCTGCACCTGTTCGTGCCACGCGGTTACGGAGCCTTGCCAGCGCTCGAACGTCGCAAGGCCCTGTCAGTCGCGTTCCGTGTCCCGGACGGTGCTGCTCCCGAAGGCCTTTATTACGACGGGAAGTCCTACGATCCGCCCGATAACGATCAGCCCGGCAACTGGGTGCGGTTCAGTCTGGCCGTGACCTATCGGTACCAGGACATCGTCCTGCCTCTGCCATCCCCCTGATTTTCTCTGACACAGCCACCCTCGCGGTGGCTTTTTTTATGAGGTGAAACCATGGCCTTCACGGGCTCGACAGCAGGGTATCAGGCCGGTGCCCAGTCCAATGACACGGCCATTGCTTACGGTCTGGAACAGAACTACGGCGTCCAGGCGACCGGGACATTCCAGAGCACGCGATTTACGGGCGAGAATTTCCGCCCCCAGGCGACAACGCAGCGTCCTGACGAAATCAATGCTGATATTGAAGCGTCTCAGGAAGTGGTCACGCAGACCACGACGTCCGGCACGCTGTCAGGCGCCCTGTCTTACGGCACCTACGACGATATGTTGGCTGCTGTCCTGGGCGCAGACTGGAACAGCAACACGGCCCAGAACGGTGCGGTCGTCAAAACCTGGACGCTGATCGAAAAGCTGAATGGCAAATGGATCGTGCGTCCTGGTTCTTTCTGCACGCAGGCACAGATCACCTTTGCCCAGGGCGGATTTTCGGCTGTCGCATTTGACTACACCTGTAAGGGACAGTCCATCGCAGACGCGGATCCTGCAACGGCCTACACCGCCGCGCCAACGGGCAAGATCTTCGACACGGTCGGCAATTTCGTCGGTGTGACCATTCAGGGGAAAGCGCCGGCAGGCTGTGTCCGTCAGGTCCAGATCACGCTGAACCGGAATGGCTCCGGATCTGATTATGGCATGGGCCATGCGGACGCTTGCGGGATCCGTCCAGGCGAAATTCTGGCAACAGGCCAGATCCAGTATTTCTTCAAGACCTGGGATGAGTACCAGCTCTATGCCGCTGGCACGCAAGGACCGATCGCGATCACGGTGAAGGACGCGGCCGGAAACAGCTACGTGTTCACGTTCCTGAACGCAGCTCTCCGTAACCCGGAGATCAATGCGAACGCCAAGAACACCACGATCGTGGCCACGTTCGACATCTCCGGCAATCCTCTGGCAGCGGGCGGAACCTTCAAGATCGACCGGATCCCGGCCGTTCCTGCTGGCGGAAAATAAAGGAAGCCCTACGTCATGACCGACATTTCCTGTCCGGGCGTGACGGTGGCGTCCGCCCGGACCCTGCGGCTGCTGGCGTCCAGTACGCCGCCGCTCTGGGGTGTCCGGCTTCCCTCGATCCGGCAAAGCTGGGCACCGAAAGCGCCGACTGACGTCCTGGAGTTCGCACTGGATCCTCGTCGCTGGCTTGCGGATGCGGGTGACACGCTTGTGTCCGTCTCTGCCACGGTTCCGGATCCTGTCACGGCCTCGGACCTGACAGCGCTCTGGTGCGGCAAGATCAACGGCCTCGCCGTTGTCTGTCTGGCAGGTGGCCAACCGAACACACTGGTGCCGGTCAGTCTGACCCTGCACACGTTGCAGGGGCGGCGTCACACGGAAGCTGTCACTGTCCAGATCAACATGGACAGTGATCCGGACGACGTACCGGACTGGCCCTCTCTGGAAGACGACACACCAATTCTGCCGAACGCGCTGACAGATCCAGCTGGCCGGGTTCTCACCCTTGGCCCCTCGCAGGTCCAGAAAATTTCCGTGGCGCAGCTGTTGTCTCCGGACAGGGCCAGTCACCTCACATCTCCTGCCGGCGTCCCGTTGCTCAATCAGGTTTTCCGATCGGCAACAGACACGCTGCTGCTCGCATAGAGAGACAACATGGCAACAACCAATCAACCGGGGCAGCCGATTTCCGGCCTCCCGTTTGCGGACAGCGTGTCTCCCACGGATGCGCTCCTGGGCATCATTACCAAAGCCGGTGGAACAGGTGCCAATCAGGTTTCAATCCTTGTTCTGGCACAGGCCATCAGCGCGGCAACGGGCCTGGATGATGCTGTAGAAGCAGCCCAAACATCTGCGGCCAGTGCGGCTGCCAAGGCTGAAGCAGCCGGGAGTGCCGCCTCTGACGCACTCCTGGCTTCTCGTGGAAGCGCCAATGGGGTAGCCGCCTTATCAGGCAATAAACGGCTTGTTCTGGGAGGTGTTGAGGTTTTGGGCGCGTCTCAGGACGGGCACCTCTTGATCACCGTCGATCTCCCAACTGCCGATCCCGAAATCTCCGGGGCTCTCTGGAACAACGGTCAATACGTGATGATATCGGCAGGATAATCTGATGAAAAAAATGCTCTTTTTGGCCGCTTCGGCCGCTTTTTTTGTCTCATGGGCAGGGGCTGCTGATGTGGTTCCCAATCATGTTCAGCATCTGCCGCATAGCGTGAAGTCCCTATTAAAGAGTAATGCGGTGCCTACGCATGCTCCTGGCGGACTGGCTGGCGACAACATCGTCATGGGGTTATCATGGGCGCCATCGCTCATCGATATCGTCAATCTTGCTGATTATTCTGTGCAGCAGGCGGATATTGGGGCGACAGTTGCAGGATTGAACGGTTCTGGAGGCGTTACATCGCCATCAGTTACTGTTCTCACTCTGCCAGGGACGGGCGGCACTGTCTCTCCCTCCGATACCGACACGACTCTTTACACGCTGACACCGTCAGCCGCGGGAACAATTGCTTTTGGCCCTGGTGTCGGTGCCGGGCATCAGAAAATCATCGAACTGCTGATCGTTCAGCCTGCCTCTTCTGGTGTGCCGATTGAACTGTCAGGCCCTATTTCGTGGCCGAACGGAGCTGCACCGATTGTCAGTTCAATGCCGGGAGACCGCACCTTTATCCGCTTTCTGACCACGGATGGCGGCCAAACCTACATTGGAGGCATCTGAGATGCGCATTCTGAAACAGGGCGTGCTTGCGGCCTTCCTTGCTACTGTTTTGCCGGGTCTCGCGTTTGCCGGGACGTACGATGCATCCCCGTCCAGCCCCACTTATGCAGCAGGATGGAACGGTCAAGGATTATCGGGTGGCTTTGGAACAACACCGGCCTCGTTATCGTCTGCTCTAGCTAGCGGAGACCTAACGATTGAAGTGAAGTTCAAAATCTCAGAGAACCCTACGGAAACACAAGTCCTCATGGGGCAAACGTCCTTTGGGTGGATTGGCATCGGCACGGCAGGGAATATTCAGTTTACGAACAACGGAGACCAAGTAACGCAGCAAAACATCTCCGGCCCGACCGTGACAGACGGGCAATGGCACACGGCAACCCTTGTGCTTCATCCAGTGCAGAGTGGCGACACGCAGGCTATTATGGTCGGGTATCTGGACGGTGTTCAATCGGGAGTTTTAACGCCTTCCGCAATGCAAATGCCTAATCCCTCGCTTGGTTTTGGCATCGGGTCTTTCGAAGCTGCACAAAATCAAATCGCACCAGGAACCGTCATTGATGAAGTGTCGTTCTGGAACAACGCTCGCAACTGGTCAAATTTCACACCTATTGATACGCCATACCAAGGCATTGAGAATGGTTTGGTGGCGCTTTACCACCTGAACGGCGATCTAACTGACTCCGTGACAAGCCACGTAGAAACGGATACCGCTGGAAATGATGGCCCGGTGTATTTCAGCCCGTATAATTGGGCCAAAAATGTCTATGGCACGCATTCAATCAATGCGGGTGCCTATTTAAAAACAACCTACACGGGAGGCCAATGCTCTATAACTTTGAACCCTGAAGTAAATAAAATTTTCAATACACCGTCAGAGATTGAGGTGAGTGTTGATGGTTTACCGGGGAAAATTTATCCGGTGGGGCAAGATTCCCTACCGTGTTCGCCTGATCCCCGGATGGCCACGAACCAGCATTCGCTTCGTGTGGCGATAAAATCAACAACTGAGACTGCAACACGGTGGTCAACTGTACCTGACACGGTGGTGACTGTTCGAGGAATTAACATCGGCGCAGGTCAGAGTTTTTCCAGCCCGAAGGTCTATCCCCGCACGCTGCTTTTCTACGGCGACAGCATCACCGAAGGTGTGCGCACACTGGGTGAAACGCAGCCACTTGATACGGACCGGAATGACAATGCCGTTGAATGGTCCGCACAGGTTGCGCAGCGCCTTAATGCTGAGTACGGGATCGTCGGCTTTGGTGCGACCGGCCTGACTGTCTCCGGATCGGGTGGCGTTCCGGCGCTGACGTCGGCATGGAATCAGATCTATCCGGGCCAAAGCCGGTCGTTCTCGTCGTGCCCCACGGCCATGATCGAGAATGAAGGCACCAACGACGGAAGTGCCGCGGCATCTGATGTTCAGACGGCCGAGACGACGTTCCTGAACGCATTCTCCGCCATGTGTCCGTCGTCTAAGTTGATTGTGATGCGCCCGTTCAACGGGGCTCAGTGGTCGGCGCTTCAGGCATCGGTCGCCTCATTGCCCGGCAAGAACATCAGCCTTCTGGACACGACCGGCTTCATGAACACCGCTATGGGTGTAGATGGCCTGGGATTACACCCAACAGCCAATAACGCGGTTAACTATCTCGCCCCTCAGGTAGCGACGGCAGTGCGCCAGATCATCGAAGCGCAGCCTTCGCAAACTTACACGTTCCGATGACGTCAGGCTTTTAAATCCTCACGCGACCATCCGCCGCCCTCCGAGGCGGTTTTTTTGTACCCTCAATTCAAACGGAAAAAATTAACATGGCAAAGCTCAGTGCCTTCTCCCGCGACCGTAACCGTGTCTCTCAGGGCGAGGAAATCGAAGTCGGCCCGGAAGGCAACACGTTCTTCATCACAACGCGCGGCTTTACGCCCGCCTATCGTGACACGTTGTACGCGCTGCGTCTGGCAGAAGCGCGCGAGCTGAACCGCTCTGTTCGGGCTGGCGCGGGCTTTTACGCCCCTGACACGCTGCCCCCGTCGAACGACGATCAGTGTCAGGGCAAAGCGCTGGCGCAGGAATGTGTACTGGGCGTCAAGGGACTGGAAGGTGACGACGGACAGGATCTGACGGTGGATGAATTCCGCAACATGCTGTCCGGCGGACAGTATCCAGCCCTTGTCACGTTGTCCTTGATGGCGGCTGGACGCGTCGGTGCCGAGCGGGAAGAACAGGCCAAGGCTTCTGAGGGAAACTGATTGCCTCACTCCAGTGGGAACTGGAGTGGGGCCAGTTTACGGGAGAGAATGAAATCCCAGAGATCCGTGAAGCGGCTCTGGAGCACCGTGTTCTCCCGGATCCCTGGAATGAGGTTCCCTGGCGGGCCTGGCACGATCTCCAGCACGACCGCCCGTGGATTACCGACGGTCTGGGTGCAGGAATGGGGGCGATCCGGATCATCTCCCGTCCCCAGCCCATTGGATGGGTGGCCGTGGATCGGTGGTGTGATGCCAGCGGTGTCACGGCAGACGAACGCCCGCTTGTGTTTCGTCTGGTGCGGGCGCTGGACGTCGTGTTCCTCACGCACCGAAACGCTCAGATCACGCGGGATCTCCAGAACGCTCTGAGGAAATAGCCATGGCATCGCCACGCAGTGTTGCCCGGAATATTCGCCTGTTTCGGGATCAGGCGCTGTCACCGGCAGCCCAGTCGGCCTATCTGGCACAGGTTGCGATCAATGCCCGTGACACGGCCGTGCGGCGCGGGGATGCCCCTCCGCACTGGACCACGAATGTGGATGGACGCCAGGGTGCGCCGGAAAGTTCTGTCCGGCCTGACGGGTTCATTCTCTACAGGTTCAACGTGATGGGCCTGGCGGCCAAGGCTGCGCTCCAGCTTTGCAAGGAGCGCTCCCCTGTCCGGTCCGGTCGGTACCGGGACAGCTGGGTGGTCGTGGTCGAGGGTAAGCCCTGGACAGGCGACGTGGCTGACGTGCCGGACGGCAAGCAGGTCATGATCATTAATCCGCAGCCCTATGCCCGCAAGATCGACACTGGCGCCATGAAAATGAGTGTTCCGCCCGGCATTGTTGAAGCTGTGCGCCAATCCATCCAGCGCAAATTCCCGACCGTGAACGCGGCCCGCGCCTTTGTCACGGTGCCCTCCGGACTACTGGATAATGCGCCTTACATCCTGCGTCGCAATGGGCGCGCCAAAGACCGAACAGCCGGAAAAGCGATCACCTATCCGGCTCTGATACTCAATCGGCGAACTTGATTACTTAGAGCAATCAATCGTCAGCTCTTTCCGCATTCCGTCGTTATCGGTGCTGATGACCTTATATCCAGTCGGACATTCTTTATTTGCCCGCTCGTAGCAAATTCTCAGAGGTGCAGCCGTGCCGCATCCGATGATCCGATAAGACCCACCACCCGGCTTTGGAACTGTTGACGCAGTAGTGCAACAGGCCAGTGCTAGTGGCAGCAGAAAAATCAATTTTGAAATTCTCACAATAACCTCTTCGTAAAAATGGGGCTTCTACTATGCCGACTGTAGAGCAAATTGAAATCTCTTACCGAGGACAGATTGCATCTGCAGCACAGGCGGACGCCAATGCCCTGGACAAGGTGGCAGATGGTCTGGACCGGGTTGGTGAATCTGCCGAGGTCACAGATACCAAAATTGGACGCACCACCAAGTCAGGTCGTGGGTATGTAAATGCCCTAGATGCCGTTACAAAATCGGCAAATAAACTCAATAAAGAGCAGGCCGAACTCACTGTTGTTATCAATGCAGTAAATGAAAGTGTCAGACGCGGCGAAGTAACGCAGGCGGAAGCCGCCCGCACGATCGACGCTCAAGCGGCCAAGGTTAAGAAACTGTCGGACGCCCATGACGCGGCGGTTAAATCAGCCAAAGGGGCCAGCGATGCGCTCCAGGACACGACCGACAAGGTCAAGTTGTCAGGCTATCAGTTCGGCATTGTCGCTGACGAAGCACATAAGTTTTTTGACCAAGTGATGAGCGGTGGCTCCGCCATGAAGGCCGCCTTCTATCAGGTGCCAAACATGGTGCAGGTGATGGGCGGCCTGGGATCCACCGTTAAAATCGTGGGCGGATTTCTTGCGGGTCCAGGTGGTCTGGCTGTTGCTGCTCTTGCGGGCGCTGCTGCTCTCTACAAAGTTGGCTCTGCTGCTGAAACCGAACAGGAGCAGCTGGCGACCCTGTCACAGCACCTGCGAGCGACCCGCGACGATTATGCGGCTATGGCATCGTCGGCCGAAGCCGCGGCGCGCCAGCTGTCGTCCAGCAGTGGCCTATCGCTGGATGACAGCCGGTCCGTCACCACGACTTTTGCAGCCGTACCCACTGTCGATGGCTCCAGCCTCCGGGCACTGTCAGCCGAAGCGCGGGATCTGGCCGAAGTGATGGGTGAAACCGTACCGGAAGCTGCCAAGACCATGGCGGAATCCTATGCGGATCCAGCCAAGGCAGCTCAGGATTTTGCAGACAAGGGCCTACTGGGGGTTCACCAGAGTTTGGTCAGCCAGATCGAAGATCTGCAAAATTCTGGCAATCGGCTTCAGGCCTGGAAGCTGCTCATGCAGCAGGTCGGCACAGCGACACAGGGCGCAGCAGAACAAGGCCTGACGCCATTCCAGCAAGCGCTGCATGACCTGCGGGACGACTGGGCTCCTCAAATCGAAGGGGCCAAGAGCTTCGCGAATTCCATTGGGGACGGCATCGTCGCGGGCGCTACGAAGGGGATCAATGCCCTGGCCTCTCTGGGGAGGGAAGTCCAGAGCCTCAAAAAATGGATGGACTCTTTTAGTCCTGCTCATGTGGCCTATGAAGCGCAGCAGGCAACGCTGCGCAGCGGCTCATCTTCTGGAATTTCCAGACTGATTGACAGTGTTGGTTCTCAGATCGGGGCCAGTTCTGACGTCCTCTCCCTGGCGCACCGGATCCAGCCCGTGGAAAGTGCCACGGGTCAGTACAAGAACGGTCAGGTGGTCACGTCGCCTGCCGGCGCCATTGGTGCCATGCAGGTGATGCCGTCCAATGCTGCCGGGAATGACCTCACAGATCCTACTGGCAACGTCACGGCCGCTGAACGGCTCCTGATCCGGCTATACTCCAAGTATTCCGGCAACGAACAACTCGTGGCCATGGCGTATAACTGGGGCGAAGGAAATGTTGATTCCTACCTGAAAGGCTCAAAGTCTGTTCCGCAATCTGTTCAGGATTATGCGGACAAGGTCACGGGTGGCGAGGTCTATGGTGCCACGACTGTTGCCAACATGCAGGGAAAAGTCAGTGACGCCCTGAAAACGTCAGACGGTTCAATGGCGTCCCAGGTGCAGGACCAGACCAATGCCATCAAGCAGCTGACGTCTGCCCAGGCCGCGCTGGATGACCTGCACAAGGCTGGCAAGGTGACGGATGCCGACTACGCTGCGTCCACCCAGGATCTGACCAATCGTCTGCTGACCCATAAAGGCGCGCTGAACGAGCTCCGGGATCCGCTTCAGGAACTGGCGCATCAGCAGGAGCAGGCTACGGATGCGGCATGGGCTGGGTCAGCTGCGCAGAAAGCCATGGTCCAGGTGGATCAGCAGGTTGAGGACGCTGCTCGCAAGATGGGTCAGGCCCATGCCTCCACCGCTGACATTCTGATCGCAGAAGCGCGGGAACAGCAGATCCTGACGGGTGAGTTCAACGCCTCGATCGAGACCATGGCCCGCAAGACGACTGCCCAGGAAGCGCTTCTTGCTTCCTATGATGGCAGCAAGGGCAGCCTGGACCAGTATCTGCGGTCTGTTGAGGCGTCCGAGACGATTCAGAATACCTCGACAGGGAATACGAAAGAACAGGCCCGTCAGCTGGCTGTCCTCACGGATGCCCTGGACAAGTCTGCGGCCGCACAGGCGGACGTGACCACCGCACGCAAGGCTTATGGTCAGTCCCTCGATCTGGATTACATCAAGGCGGAAACGGCATCTCTGGGTCAAAACTCGGATGCGGTTTCGGTCCAGCTGGCCGTTCTGAAAGAGCGGAACAGCCTTCTGGAGAATGGTGCCGATCTCACATCCAAAGCCAGCCAAACTGACTTGGATAACGTGGCGGCGATCCAGTCAGCCACGAGCGCCTATCAGCAACAGCAGGACGCGCTGAATGAGTTGACCAGTGATATTTCCTCAGCAGCGGACACGCTCTCGGGTGACTTCACGCAGGCCTTCGTCAATGTCTCCAATGGCGGTGTGACGTTCAAGTCGGCCATGCAGGGTGTCGAAAGCCAGCTGGTCTCCATGATCGCCAAGCTGACGCTCATCAATCCGCTTCTGAGTGCCATCGACGGTAAGAGCCGCACAACCCTTGGCAGTATCGGCTCCCTTTTTGGAGGCGGTAGCGCTGTGGGAGGCGTTTCTATTCCAACGGTGAATATCGGCTCGCAGGACGATGCAGACGCCTTGGGTGGGCTAGGATCTGCCGCATCGGCTTCCGGTTCGCTTGGTGGTGCCTCGTGGCTGTCCTCGGGACTAAAAACCAATCTGTTCGGGACGGCGACAGTCGGCAATCTGCTCGGCGGCGTTGGGGCTGGGTTCGGTCTCGGTTCTGCTCTCGGGGGTATCGGCGGTGGAACCAACGGCACATTGGGCAGCGGAATTGGCTCCGGCATTGGTGCGCTGGCTGGCTCGTTTATTCCAGGCGTCGGAACGCTGATCGGTGGCCTGGTAGGTGGTGGTCTAGGTGGCCTTCTTGGTGGCCTCTTCGGCCACAAGAAAAACCCGTACACGATCGACCAGGTGCAGACGATCGATGGTCAGCTGTCTCTGGGCCAGACCTGGAACCAGGCACAGACGGACACGATCACTGAACAGCTGAAGACAGACATTTCCTCGATCAACAGCGTGCTGTCTGCGACTGGAGCTGACATCGGCGGTGGCTACCTGGGCACGGTCCGCAACGACAAGAATAACAAAAACGCGGCCATGCGGTCCGTTTCCCTGACGGATCTTCTGAAAAACTCCACGCTGACCAGCTCTGACGCCACATTCAATCAGGCACTGTCTCAGGGCATGCCCTCGGACATCACGGACGTTTCCACCTATACGGCAGCGATCCAGAGCCTGAAGACCATGGCCGATACGGTTGACCAGCTTGGCGTCTCGGTCTCGAAATTCAACTCGGACGGTACCGTCACGATCCAGAATTTCACCGAAGCGACCGGGGATCTGAAAACGGCGCTCGATACGGCGCTGGACGGCAAATCGCTGTCCACGTCCGATCTCCAGACGCAGATCTCCACGATCACCACGTTCGTGGATACCACCATGCCGGGGCTGCTCAAGGCCACGGTCTCAGGGCAGCAATCCTGGGTGGACCAGATGGCTACGCTGAAACAGACCTATGACGCTGCGGCGTCTCAGGCGTCGGCCTATGGGTTGGATGGGTCTTCGATCACGTCCAAATATCAGTCTCTGTATGCGCAGGGTTATGCCAACAACATGACCACGCTCAATCAGTCTGATGCGGGTGTCCGGGCGCGTTACCTGACAGCTACGGGCAATGATGAGGGCGCAGCACTCCTGAATTTCGACACCAGTGCCGATCAGCAGCGCCAGTCGCTGAAAGACACGTGGCGGTCGTTCTTGGGCGATGCCTACGCGTCCCAGCAGGCCTACGTGGATCAGTCGGCCGATCTGGAAAAAACACTGGCGGCCGAACGCCTCCAGATCCAGCAGCAGTACACCGGCACGTCCGTGGCGCAGCTGAAGCAGTATCAGGACCAGGCGCAGCAGTCTGTCACGTCGGTATTTTCCAGCCTGACGGATTATGCGCGGGGGCTGAATACGTCTGACGCGTCGCCCCTGTCTGCCCAGGCGCAGTACCAGAGCGCCAATGACAACCTGATGAGCGATTATCAGGCGGCCATGGGCGGGGATTACGATGCTCTGTCGCGGATCCAGTCCGATGCTGGAACCTTCCTGTCCACGTCGAAAACGTGGCAGGGCTCCGGCACCGGATACAGCACGGATTTCACGCAGGTCTCCAATATCCTCAAGGCGCTTGGCCAGTCGGACAGTGACAAAATCACGGCCAATCTGGTCCAGAAACTAGCCAACCAGCAGACGGATGCCACCAAGGCGGTATCGGATCAAATGACGGCTCTCCTGAAAGTGGTGGAAGGTATGCAGAAACAGCTTCAGCTTAAGGCTGTCACCGACGCCACGCGGCCGAGGGTGGCATGAGGTTTCGCACAGTCGAACTGGAAATCGTTCTGCCGGCTGTCACGCAGCCGGCGGCGGTACCGGGGTGGGGCAATGTCCCGTGGGGCGCTTTGACGCAATATCCGGACAATCCGGAATCCGTCGAAACCCTGCGGTTCTCGGATGCGGGCTATGTGGATGAGGACCACATCCCCTATCCGCCCTATGTCACCCAGGCACTGGATCTGTCACGATCCCTGACACTGTCAGCCGATGCCCTGGGCGGGTCGTTCTCGATTGGAATCCTGACACTGGCCAATCCGGACGGCGTTCTGGATGGCCTGCTGCAAAGCCGCGTGAATGATCATCTGCCGGTTACGCTCCGGGAGGGCGAACGTCTCTGGGATACGGCACGGCAAATCTGGACGGATCCGGCGTCTGCTTCCCTTCGTCCCGTGTTCGCAGGTCTGGGGAAAAATTGGCAACCGGGTCTGAACAGCGTGTCGATCACGCTGCTCGATGCCACCTACTGGCTGGACGGGACCGTTCCCGTCTCGGTCTATGGGGGCACAGGACGTCTGGACGGCGATAGCAACGTCGTCGGCCGAGACGTTCCACGGCTGCGGGGCACGGTCTGCAACGTCACGCCTGTTCTGATCGACAGCAGCAATTATGTCTATCAGCTGTCAGACGGTCCCGCTGATGTGGTGGCGCTCTATGAGGGCGGGTACGCGGGGATCGCTTTCGGTGGTGCCGTCACCGACCTTTACGCCGCGTCTCCGGATGCGGGCACGTACACCGTTCTGTCCAGCAGTGCCGGAACATGGATCAGGCTGGGCACCAAGCCCGTCTATGGCATCACCGTCGATGCGGTGGGGCGCTTCCGATCGGGCGCGGCTCCTGCCAACGTCCTGGACGTTCTGCGACAGTTCCTGATCGAAGACATGGTGATGCCCTCTGCCTATATCGATGCGGCCTGGACTGCGACGTCCAGCCTGGCACCGTATGCGGGTGGATGGTTCTGGGACGGGTCCAGCAGTGTGACAGGCCGTCAGGCGGTCAGCACGCTGCTGTCGGGTCTGGGGATTTCCCTGGTCCCGACACGAACAGGCACCCTACGGCCGATCCGGTTGCAGGATCCTGCGGATGCGGGGGATCCGGTCCTCACCCTGACCACGGACGTGATCAGCGCGATTTCGCCCGTGGCTCTGGACAGTTCTCTGAATCCGCCCACCTGGCGCTGGCGGATTGGCTGGCAGCACAATTTCACAATTCAGACGTCCGGATCTGGTTTGCACCCGCAGGCCTCGGCGGATCGTCAGTCCCTGATTGCCGAGAGCGACCGGGGTGCTGTGTGGTTTGATACGACCGTCAAATCTCAGTGGCGCGTTCCAAACGATCCCGCGCTGATCTCCACGGCCCTGGCCAATCAGGCGGATGCCGTGGGGATAGCGCACTGGCACGGATCGGTCTGGGGCAAGCGCCGTCACCTCTGGGCGGTGGACGTGCCGCAATCCGTGGCTCTGGCCGTGGATCTCGGGGATGCGGTGTCGCTCCAGGCGCCTGTGCCGGGTGCGAAATCCGCGGTTCCGGGGATTGTGGTCAGTGAACACGTCACCAGCTCCGGCAATACGACAACCCTCACAATACTGGTCTGAGTTATGCAAAACTGCGGCATTGGCTGGCAGAATGTGCTGCTGCCGGCTGCATTGTCCGGCAATGGCGTTTCTGGCCTGCCCGTCACCAACCTGCAAAACCAGCAGGGCGCGGCAAGCCTCGCCTGGCGCGTGGCAGCCGGGGGTACCGGATGGAGCGCTGACGTCAAGGCGGCGCTTGGCTCTGTCCAGTCAATCCGGGCAATCAGTCTGCACCGGACCAACCTGACAACGGCGGCGACCTGGCGCATCCAGATCCGTAACGGCACGACCGTGACGTTCGATCAGACGGCTGGTGCCAATATCCAGAACGGGCAATGCCTGCGGATTTTGGGAACACCTGTGTCTGGTGACTCTCTGGAAATCACGGTCTGGGACGCCAGTAATCCGGACGGATTCATCTCGATCCCGCTGGCCTATGCCGGGCCGCTCTGGCAGCCCGTGCGAAACTATTCCTCGGAAAGCACGGAAAGCCTCACGGTGGGACAGCAGAGCACCACGACGCTGTCAGGTGGCGAGTTCGTGGATGCGCGATACGTCCAGCGCGGTCTGTCGATCGCGCATCAGTCCTACGGCGATGTAGACGCAGTGGTGTTGCGCCAGATCCAGCGTGCGGCAGCCACGGGACAAAACATTCTGTTCGTGCCGGATCCGTCCGTCAGTGCGCTCGCGCTGGCCCAGACAGCACTGTTTGGACGTCTGTCGGGCGGTGATCTCTCCAACCCCTTCGGGCCAGCCGATCGGCATGCCCAGACCCTCACACTGACGGAAAGGCTCTGACGTGGCAGCTCCTCTTCTTCTTGATCTTGTCCTGGAGACGGCCACCAATCCGGGTACTGGGTCGTTCACGCTCAACGGGTCCGTCCAGGACCGACGCTCGTTTGCCTCAGCTGCTCCGGGTGGGGGGCAGGTGTGCTATTTTGCCGACGATGGAACCCAGGCCGAGTGGGGTGTGGGTGTTCTGACGGTTGGGACACCGAATACCCTGAGCCGGCAAACCGTGACAGGCACGACGCAGAACACGGCACAGGCACTGAATTTCACCGGGACCGTCCGGGTCTATTCCTGGGCGCCCGCAGCGTACATGGCCATCCTCGACGCCGACGGATCTCTGGCGCTGCGGGGCAATATCACGGCTAGCAGCGCCGCGGTTTCCTTTCTCCAGGTATTTGTTGAGGCGCTTGTTCCGTCTGTGACGAACTGGGGGTCTCAGCAGTCCGTTCCCGCTGTTGATGCCCAGAACCGGTTTATCAACAAAGATATCGGGGGCGGGAATTTTCCCGTACTGAATATCCAGCTGGTCAACGCCCCGACCGAGGACAACAGTGCGGCCTATTTCCAATTCCTGACGACCTGGGGCGCTCTGGCGGTCCCTACGAACGCAAACGTCTCCAATCAGATCCGCAGTTATGCACAACCGATTGGCAACTATGCGCAGTCACAGGCTCTGACGGACACCGCCGCTTATCTTCAGAGCCAGATCAACAACAAACAGCCGACCGGCACTTACGTCACGACGCAGCCGACAACCTCCGGATCCAGCGGGGATCTGAAGATCAACGCGGTCAATTTCAGCAACAGCGCCAATGCACCTTACCTGAGCGGTTACAAGCCGGACGGCTCTCTCACCAGTTACATTCTGGCGCAGCTCGGAGATCTGCCGCTGGACAGGTCGAAAAAGCTGCACTGCTGGCAGGTCGTCATTCAGAACGGCCAACGCGTGAATTTCCCGTCAGGATTTTCTGGAAGCCCGGACAGCATCAATTTCAACACAACCCAGCGTCTTGATCTGTGGTGGACCAACGCCGACTCAGGCGGATTTACAATCAATTCGAACTCCAACGCCTCGCAGCAGATTTCTGTGATTGCGTCCGGACCTCGATAGGACAAAACGATATGACGACTGCACTTGATGCAATCAAAGCGACCTATCCCGCCCGCTATTATGCGACCACGGACGGATCTGTTGTCACGGGTGTCCTGGACGTCTGGGCCGGGACCACGAACAACGTTCAGGCACAGATCAACGTGCTGGCCGTGCCGGCTGTGTCTGATCTGATTGCCCTGACAGCAGACCAGTTTGCCGAAACGATCGGGGCGACGAATATTCCGGTCTCAGGCGGTGCTCTGGTCTATGCCAGCCGCTATGCGGCAAAATTCGATCATACGGCCGCACAGCCTGCTGCTGTTACGGGCTGGTACGACCTGTGGACCCTTGGGTCTCATAAGAACCTGCCAGCGCTTGATGATCTCCTGCTTTTGTCCGCTGCTGACTGGCAGGAATTGGGTGGAGACTACGCGGACAAGGGAAACAAGGGCGTTCAGGACGGCAAGTTGATCGACTACACGCCGCCGCCTGTTCCTGTGCCGCTTCCTGACCAGGCAAAATCCGAACAGGCCTGGATCCAGTACCAGGTCAACCTGGCCGCCGCGATGGGTGAAGCCTTCACGGATCCGATGAAGGCCTATGTGAAGGCGATCGCAGCCATCGCGGATGGCACAGACACGACCAGCACGGCCCTGCCGCCGCGGCCTGATCCGATCATGGCCTGATCTCTGGCCCTTCTTTTCTGACGTTCTCTGACAGCTGCCTCCGGGCGGCTTTTTTTATGGAAAAACCATGCCTGACGCTCTGACACCGTTGCCACTCCAGATCGCACCATCCAGAAAAGACGACCTGATCCGGGAATTGCAGGATCGCGCCCTGAAACTTGAAACGCAGGTCGAAGGGCTGGGGGATAAGTATTCTGATCTTCGGGTGGAAATGCGCTCAGAAATCGCGTCCCTGCGCACCCAGATCAACGATCTGAAGGAAGACCTGGAAGCCGGGATCAAAGCACTTGGGTCCAAGGTTGATCGCGTCATGGGTGGCAAGGCCGTAGTCACGGCGCTTGTCACCCTGGCGACGTCAATTCTTGGATCCGGGGTGGTTCATTTGGTAGTGTCTATTGGAAAATAATAATAAAATAAATTGTTTTACACTTCAGGTAAGTTAATCCAATATCGACCAGCGGATGGAGTGACCAATACAGATGCGGATTTTCCAGTATTTATTGCAGCTTGATATGCATTATCAAGGATTTTTTCAGGTTTTTCATCGATAATAATATTATATTCCGCTGTTGGTAATTCATATATCTTTCCATTATTTGATTTGATAGTTTTTTTAAAATGGAATTTTTCCATTTCTTCGTGCAGGCGATCGTAATCTTCGGATTGGGCATTATGAAGTTCAAATCGAACTGTAAATAGTAACACTGCTTTTTCTCCTAATCTCATTGGTAATTAAAATACCCTACGATAACTATTTGAGATTATAAAATAAGAATTAAGAAAAATTCTTTTTGTCACGTACTTATATGAAGCAAGCCAGTCCAACTGGGCGGCTTTTTTATGGAAAAAATCCCATGGACAAAACTGCCGTCGTGCTTGCCACGACGCTCTTGAAGCTGTCCGGTTTCGAAGGATTCCGGTCGAAGCCGTATGTCTGCCCTGCCGGGTACTGGACCATCGGTTACGGCAGCCGCTGGCTGAAGGACGGCAAGCCTGTGACGACCAAAACGCCGCCCATCAGTGAGGCGGATGCTGCCAGCCTGCTGCTGCAATCTGTCACGGCTCTGGACATCGCTCTGTCTCGCCTGGTCAAGGTGCCGCTTTCGGACGTCCAGCGGGCTGCTCTTCTGTCCTGGCAATACAATGTCGGCACACCGGCCGTGGAAAGCTCCACGCTGCTGCGCAAGCTCAATGCCGGCTGTTATGTCGGTGCGGCCAATGAGCTGACACGCTGGAACAAGGCGACTGTGAAAGGGCATCTGGTCGAACTGGCTGGCCTTACCACGCGCCGCGCCTTTGAACGGGACGTGTTCCTGGGCAAGCAGACGGTCATGGGGGTCGGCTGTGCAACTGTCTGACCTTCTCGGCTTGCTCCCGCCTCAAGTCCTGCTCTGGGGTGGCATCTTTCTTGTCCTGATGTCGATGCTGCTGAATGTCTGCGGCTTCCTGCGTTCCAGGCTTGCGCCGCCGGATCCGGGATCAATCTGGGTCAGGCCCTATCAGCTTCTGAGCTTTCTGGCCTTCGAGCAGAAATATGCCGCCGCCATGTACAAGATCGGGCTCACGGCCGTCATGACGACGCGGGCTGAAGCGCCGCTTTTGAAAAAGGCAGGCGCAGACAGTGGCGTGCCGATCCTGGACAGCAAGGGCAAGCCCAAAGCCCCCACCTGACTGAACCCGTCCGTCGGACCTGATTCTGTCATCCTCATTCCTCAGATCTCCGAAGGAGGCAGCAATCCTGCTGTCAGACCGTCGGATGCAACGCTGCCCATCGAGGCAGCTTTTTTTATGGAAGAAACAGTTATGGCTTTTAATTCTGTCACGGCTCTTGAAGGTCTCGTGAATCAGTCTCTCGGCAAGGCTGACACGCCTACAGTGCAGCAGGGCATCAGCGTCGGTGGCCTCGTGCTTCAGGGCGTTCTGGCCGCCTCTATGTCCAAGCTGGCCGAGCATGTCGATATCACAGCGTTCGATGCTGCTCTGACCAAGACACTGGAAGGTGCCACGGATCTGGAGCGCGTGATCGCTGCCGGTCCCGTCACTCAGACGCCAGCTCAGTGAATACTGCCAATCTGGCGATTGTCGGCGTCATGGTCCTTGTGGCTGTGGCGTCGGCCCTCGGGCTCTATCGAGCCGGGGGCAAATCGCAGAAAGCCGATACGGCTGACCAGGACGTCAAAGACGCACAGTCTCAGGTGTCGCAACAGCAGGCCATGGAACAGCGCGGTGCAGATGCTCCGCAGACCGTGGATGAGCTTCTGGATGCTCTGGATAAGGGGAAAGCGTGA